ACTTTCCCGTCAGACGAGACAAGAGATTGGTTAAAGTTGAAACCATTAAGATTGAAAGCCATGGTCGAAACGCCCAAAGCAGCAAACCAGATACCAACAACAGGCCAAGCAGCAAGGAAGAAATGAAGGCTACGGCTATTATTGAAAGATGCATATTGGAAGATCAAACGTCCAAAGTAACCATGAGCAGCTACAATGTTATAGGTCTCTTCCTCTTGCCCAAACTTATAACCATAGTTCTGACTCTCCTGTTCAGTTGTTTCACGAACAAGACTAGAGGTAACCAGCGAACCGTGCATTGCACTGAATAGCGACCCACCGAACACTCCAGCAACCCCAAGCATGTGGAAGGGATGCATGAGAATGTTATGCTCAGCCTGGAAGACAAGCATGTAGTTAAAGGTTCCCGAAATACCAAGAGGCATAGCATCGGAGAACGAACCTTGACCAAACGGATAGACGAGGAAGACAGCGGTCGCCGCTGCGACAGGAGCTGAATAGGCAACACAAATCCAGGGCCTCATCCCTAGTCGATAGCTAAGTTCCCACTCTCGTCCCATGTAAGCATAGACGCCAATGAGGAAGTGGAAGACAATGAGTTGGAAAGGGCCGCCGTTGTAGAGCCATTCATCAAGTGAATTAGCTTCCCAAATTGGGTAGAGGTGAAGTCCGATGGCATTGCTGCTCGGAACGACGGCTCCCGATATGATGTTGTTTCCATAGAGAAGACTTCCTGCAACAGGTTCACGGATGCCATCAATATCAACTGGTGGAGCCGCAACAAAAGCGATGATAAAACAAATGGTGGCTGCAAGGAGACACGGAATCATCAGTGTTCCAAACCACCCTACATAAAGACGGTTGTCGGTCGAAGTGACCCATTTACAAAAATGCTCCCAAGCATTATCTTGAGAGCGGGGTGCTGCAATAGCAGTTGTCATTGAAGTTAGTTAAGTCGAGTTACTTGTACCCGTCCAACTCCAGAGGCAGTGAGACCGATAGCATCAGCCGCACCTTTACTTAGATCTAAACCCCTACCATAAATGTAAGGACCGCGATCATTGACCGTCACTACGGCACATCGTTGGAAACATACACGAAGTCTTGTTCCAAACGGGAGTGTCTTATGAGCAGCAGTAAGGCCGTGTTGATTATATCGAGATCCACTCGCAGTAAGATGTCCATGAAAACCAGGACCATACCATGAGCTAATCACCGACAGAGTAGTTAGAATAGGAAGCATGATAATAAAGCAAGGAACTTTTATATTTCCATCTACTCATTAAAGGCTCAGCACTACTCGCTAGGGGCTGAACCTCTAGACTTAATAACCCTTCTTAGTGGAGGGCTTCATCTGCATCTTCTTACCAGTCTTTGATGCTGCCTTCTTAGCTGCAGCTTTACCAGCGGGAGTATAGGGGAACTCCTTATTACCGACTTTAGGCATGATAGTTACTTTTTCTTTTTGGGTTTAGATTTACCAGCACTACTAAGTGAGATAGCCACAGCTTGTTTCTGAGGATAACCTTCACCTTTTAGTTTACGGATGTTAGCAGATACAGTCTTATCCGATGTACCTTTCTTGAGAGGCATTAGAAGATACCAGGGATGATCTGCCCGGTCATGACATAAGCGCCAATAGCAGCCACGAAACCAAGCATAGCAAGGCGACCGTTGAGGAGTTCAGCACGCTCATTATGAGGAACAGTGTAATCTTTATCAGTATACATGGGAGGTTCTTTGGCGAAGATGTTAGTGTCGTTCATTAGAATTGAATGTTGGATCGTTCCAGTTTATCTGCTACATCAGAACGATAAGCTGGATCCCTATCGTAGCGTGGGTCACTCATAGCTGCTACCAGTTCTGCTTGAGAGCGGAACACATCAGCTGTGTTACGTGGTGATTGACCAGTGAGTAGCTCACCGTCATAACCAGTAGCATCTTGATAGCGTGCATTCAATGCTTGTACAGCAAAGAACATAGCAAGCGGATCACCACGATCCATTACTGTATCATACATGCTGACCTCTTGCTCAGACAAGTTCTGACTTGCCCATTGGATCATGCTTTGATACTCCTCAGTACCACCAACTGATGCTTGGATCTGTTCAATGTCAGATGATGTAGCTTGTATTGTTTGGGTGTTACCCTTCTCAAGGAACATGTTAGCTACATCAACAGGGCTCATGCTCTCTACTTTATTGACAAGCTCTGGATCCCATTCACCAGTACGATAGGACTCCATGATTGAATCATAGAGATCCATCTCCTCACTTTGTTCCTCCTCCTCATTGGGTTGCTCTCCCTCTTCTGGTTGCTCTACTTCTTCTTGCTTACCGCTGAGGCGCTTCTGTAGTTCAAGGTAACCACGTTCTAGTTCTTCAGCTGAACGGTACTTACCAGCTAGTAGTTGTTCTTCTTGTTCAGCTAGACGTTCACCAACTTCCAGTGAATCGAGTTCTTCAGCAGAGAGTTCACCCTCCGCTTGATCGTAAGGATTAATCGTAATTTCGTTTGCCATTTGCTGTGATAACGGTTAGATTTCCAAGACCAATTGTCTTGACAAAATCGGGGGAACGACCGATGGTGGGTTCACCAATCTTACTACGCTTCATGTAAGGCATTTCAGATTGGGTTGTTTGCTCATCAACCTGGTCAACCGAAGGGACTTCCTCCGGGGATGTTTGTTTCTTGCTCGATCTCTGGGTTCTCGTTGGTGATTGTTTGTCCATTTAATTGATTCATCATTTGTGGATTCTTGGTGGGATCCAACAGTGGAGCCTTTGCCATGTTAGGAGCCTGTCTAATAAGCTCCATCTCTTGTTCCTGTTGCATCATACCATCTTGCTCTTCTTGTACCTGAGCCATTGACTTAACAAGGTTCAGTACATCAATACCTTGAGCAGCAGCAAGACGCTTCACTGCCTCATCTACATTAAGGTAGGTAGCAAGTGCTTCAGGTCCAAGTGTTTGTGCAATAGTAGTGAAGAACTGAGTCAACGATTCCCTATCTTGTCCTCTACCAAGTGCATTGATACCAGCAACAATAGTAGGACGTACAAGATCCTTGGGTATTTTAGGAATGTCGTTGTTCTTTTGCAGTACAGAAAGCTTACGGTTCAGGTATGGTACCAGGAACTCAACAGTCAATAGACTGAACAGTCCACCTAACTGCTGCTCTAGTTCCATCTGTGTCATGCGTACCTCTTCTGCTGTAGTACGCTCACTGTTCCTTACATTCAGGATGAGGAATGCTTCACTCAACCTACGTTCAAGAACACTAGCCATCTCCATTGCAGTCCTGAAGTCAGCTGTCTTACCAACTTGTACAACACTGATGTCATCAGGACGGCCCTGAATGATGGCTCCGTTGCCCGCAGAGGCCAGTGTTTGTGGCTTGGTAGTACTAGAGGGGGATACGGTGAAGACCACCTTAGCGGCGACTGCAGAGCCCTCTACGAGTGCTTGCATGAGAGCCTCCAAGGAACGGAGATCACCAAGGAACTCCTCCACCCTACCTCTACCAAACGACTCACCATCAACTACATTAAACCTCAACACTAACCATGGGTTAGCATCAATAGGTGCTTTGCCTTGTGAACCAGGAATGATCTTATCTGATACTTCTTGGTGCCAGATGAAGCGATTGTTATCTCGCCTTACATGTGTGTAAACATCTACATCCTCATCATTCTCTGAACCATCATCACCTGGTGGGTTAACCGGGAAGATAGTATTAAGAACTGGAGCAAGTAGTTTACGACTGATGCGTTCTCGTGTGACGATCTCTAGGACCTCACCGTTACCATCTCTATCTACGACATACCTATTCAATGGGTATAGCTTAAGTCCCTTAGGACCCATGTAGATCAACGCATTACCACCAACAACCAAATGCTTTAGTGCTTGGTGTACTGTAACGCGATCACTAGATGCTGCTATGATTTCCATCACTGACCTCTCCATCTTAGCAAAGGAGATGTCTAGGTCTGAACGTGCTTCTGCAGGTAGGTCTACACCGATCTTTGAATCATCGATCTGTAGCTTAAAGAAGCTGGTTTGAGGAGGTAGTAGTGCTAACATCAATTTAGATGCCAGAGTGACTACTCCCTTTGCACCAACACTTTGCCATGGTGTAACCAACCTTAGATTAGTTGACCTACCTACATCATCATCCTCTTGGATTAAGGTAGGTAGTGTCAACTCAGAGCACTGTACAGCTGTGTCTAGAAACGTGGAACGATACTTACTTAGATAATCGTATCTTGATTTAGCTGTCATTGTTGTTAACTTGAGAATCTCCAAGGACCAAGTGGACTAACGCGCTGTGATCCTAGGCCTTGTGCTTGACGACCCTGCATCTTACGGCGGCTCTTTTTAGTTCTAAATCCAGTAGCTTGGTTAAAAACATCCTCTCCAACACCGGGCATGTTGATGTTAATATCAGATGATGATGCGGATGCCATCTCTTCTGGAGTCATTGGTGTGGTATCCATGGGTTGCTGCTGAGCAGTAGTACCCATGTCAGTACCCATATCAGCAGTAGTATCAGCACCACCTTTACCACGCTTTCGTTTGTTTTTCCTATCACGGTTACCACCCATACCACCTTCACCAATGCTAAGTTTACTAGCACCACCACGACGTGTCTGGACGATAGGCATAGTCTCACCATCAAGTTTATAAGATCCAGAATACATCTGCCCCTTACCACCTGTCTCTATGCCACGCATAGCAGATAGTGGATCAATAGCGAGTGGATTCATCGACGGTCTGAATGCCTTATTAGATTGGTTGACAAGGTTACCACCAATACCAAACCCAGAACCAAGTGCTTTAGCAATGACCTGATCTTGTGTTCTACCAGTAGCACGAGAGATCTTACGTGCCTCTCCAGCACCAAGGATGTTATTACCACCGATCTTCAGGCCACCTCTAATGGTGTTGACATCTTTGTAACTCTTTTTAGCAGCAGCTGTTGTACCTGCAGCAGAGGTAGTTCCGTGCCTCTCCAGCACCAAGGATGTTATTACCACCGATCTTCAGACCACCTCTAATGGTGTTGACATCTTTGTAACTCTTTTTAGCAGCAGCTGTTGTACCTGCAGCAGAGGTAGTTCCAAACCCTCTATCAATAGGAGAAGTGGTAGCCATACCAGCTGCCCACTTGTTGTAGTCTGCACCTTGAACAAACGGTGAGTTGTTAGCCTTAGCAGCGGCCAGTGCTTCTGGGCTAAACGTTACACCATCAATGTCCTGGTAACCAGGTGTTGCCTTAGTTCCGTAGCGGGAAGTATTAGTAGGGTTGGGTTGACCATAGTAGAACTGGTCCATTGCAACATTGCTACTAGCACTACGGCGATCAATAGGACCACCAGTGTAGCCAGGGATTGATGTAGATGCAGTAGACTTTTGACGTACTTGTTGTCTATTGTTCCTTTGATTGTTTCTACGAGCCATTGTTCTCTTCATTAAGTCGGTGTTGAATCCACTCGACAACAGAACGTTGACCCGAGCGGTACATTATGAGATTAGTTGGATCATCCGGGTGGGGATTAGTTGGTGGGAAGTTCTCATCTAGTTCAGTGATGAGTGAACTGAGCTGGAGACCGTGTGTCTCAAGCATTGATAGTGGTATGTATTGGTCACGCATATTGCGGCAAGTTCGTATTTGCGTGCTCAAAGAACGCTGGCATACGTCCTCGCTTTGTATCAGAAAGTTCTGGTGCCTTACCCTCATACATCAAGCGATCACTTGCATCCAGCCAAAATTTTTTGTTCAAATATTTATTGGGGTTAGATGCACTAAGTGGTTGCACTACCCAGTTGATAGTTGCTTTACGCAGTTTATCAAGAGAAGGACTGATGTCAAGCCCCAACTCACGACAAACAAGGCTATTGGTAGCAACATGAACTTGTTCGTCACGACTTATATCGGCAGATACTGTACGTAGTCCAGCGTCACCATTAAACCGAAAGAATGGGAGTAGAACGAAGAAAATTGCACGCTCGGCCACCAATGCTTTGAGGATAGTGTGATCAGGATGCGCAATCCAGGCCTCTCGCAACTTAAGGGCTTCTTGCTCAGCTTGCGGATCAGTACCAATAGCATTGGCGACATAGCCAAGAGCCAAGTCGTGTTTTTCTTCGTCTTTAATGTTTGATTCAAGTAACTCCCGTGCCAGAACTGGAACGTCAGAGGCAATGGCATCTCGAATAAACTCACCCACAGGTAGTTCCATGTGGCGGATAGCGAGTGCCCGGTAGATTGCTTCTTCTGCACCTTCATTCAGTTTACCAGCAGTTGTTTGTACAGGAGTCCAGGTACGTTTTCTATTAAGTAGTTTTTGATAGGGGTTCATTCGCCGCAATTACAATCAGGAGCTTGTGTTTCATTAAGAATAGACTCCAGGTAATCGTCAACTTCAGCTTCATCCAGTGCTGCATATGCGCTGGATTTATCCTGAACGTCTCCCATCACTTGGAGTGAGTAGTAAAGAGATGTTTGGGGGCTATCCAGCCACTCCTCAATGAATGCCTCATCATAGGTGACCACATCGGACCAACTATTGAATGAGTATCCATGAAGAAGACCCGTTTTATCAAGCATACGGACAATCTCATCCGTTACTCGCTTGTAGTTATCCCAGCCAACTTCAGATGCGATCTCAACAGGACCGTAATCAAAGCTCTGGACACCAAACGTACCGCTATCACGGTCTACTTGGCGGGCAATAGGAGGTGCAATCTCGGGGCAGGTAGTGTACCCATCCAGGTCTGTATAACGGTAGCTACAGGACGCTGTAGGGGCAATAGCAAATGCTCGATCCATATTATTGATGCGAGCAGTATGTGCAGCTGTGATGATACCAGCATTGATCTCTGCTGCAAGGATATGAGCAGGGGTCTGTGCCATCAACCCATCATTGATATCCTTGAGTGCCTTACCGAACACCTCATACGTTACATTATAACGCCTCAAAAGGTTGGCAAGTCCCAGCATTCCGAGACCGACTTGGCGATCAGTGCTTGAAGGGAGGTATTCTCCGCTTTCTCCAACATTTGTTTTGCCGTGTAGTGAGCACAATTCGGACATTCCGTGAACAAACGCACTTTGAATGTCATTGAGTTCACATCCGCCGAGGTTAACATGTTGAAGTAGACAGGTGCCTCGTGATGGCAAGTATACTTCCAAGCATACGTTACCCCTGATTCGATTTCCATTCTTATCTACCTTGGTTTTATTAAGCCAGATATCACCCTTCTTGATACCTTCAAGTAGAGCAGACTTTACTTCTTGCGTTGCTTCATTCCACCAATGTTGGTTAATATTGACGCAACGCTTAACCCAAGGTAGATCAGCCCGACTAACGTTAATAAACTCAAGCACGTCTGGATGATTGAGATCCAAATGACAAACGACAGCCCCATTTTTATATACACCCCCACGTCTCAGGATTTCATTGAGGGTAGAGTAGATCTTTGCAAACGAGACTGGGCCAGAAGCAACCAGGCCTTTGCCGTTCTCAGCTCCCTTGGGTCGGAGTTTGGATAAGTGGACCGCCACTCCTGCTCCATATCGGAGAGCATGGCTAACAAATCGCCAAGACGCTTCAATTCCATTGGGTCCTTCCATAGTGTCTTCAACTACGAAGACAGTACAGCTCACAGGCAGTCGTGAGTTAGGGTCGTCAATCCAAGATTGCACTCGACCTGTGCGAGCAATAAGTTCAGTGGACATATTAAACAAGATCACTAAGGTTTGGTGGTTGATAGTTTGGCCCCTTTAGGACCTTCCCATCTTCTCGGTAGATAGGATTACCGTCTTCCCCAAGCTTTGACATATTGCTCAGGTGTACTCGATTGAGTGCTTCATCTAGATCCCAACCAAGATTCTCTGCGTATTGGTAGCAGACATAAACAAGATCAGCTAACTCTTTAAGGCAATCGGTAGCATTAACTACGTACCCTTTAATGAGTTGATTCTCTGCATCTAGGAACTCTTTGAACTCCTCAACGATCAAAGTCCGCTGCATAGTCCGTGAAGCTGGAGTCATACTGTTCGTCACTTGGAAACCAGCTCTGAACTCCTTTGCTTGTTGACTCAGGAAGGATTTCATTGTCGAGTTCATTCTGTAGATAGTGGATAGCTTTAGTAAGATCTTGGATGTACGATTCGGTCATGCTTTTACCATCAGTACCTTTGTAACCTGCACGGCAGATATACTTGATGGCATTACCAAGGTGAAAGTTTAGTCCTTGGTCTCTGATGAAGTCCCAAACTTCAATGTTTCCTCGCTTGTAGTAGGTGGGGTTTGTGGAACTGGGGTGGGCCATTTCTTAACTAAGTTAGATACAGTGTTGCAGAGAGTAAAGTTCTGACGTTGTAAAGCCATGAAGATAGTAATAACATCTTCTAGCTTTGTGTCTGGATCACGCAGTGCATTCTCAATTTGTTTTAGTTTGAACTGCTGTTCCATTGTTAGCTCAACTACTGGAGCTGGGAGACCATAATCTTGGTTCTTGATTGGTGAAATCATAATCAGTTACTTGTAAGATCTTAGCAAGCCTAGCATTAGTAAGTGCGACATCTTCACTAAGACCTTTCTCAGCAAATGCCTTTACTACGGTATCCCAAGTGTAACCATCTTTCTCAAAGAGAGCAGCAGCTCGTTTGATTCCAATACCAGGTACACCAGCATAACCATCAGTTTGATCACCAGACATTGTTTGAATGAGATGCCAACGATAACCTTCTTCTTTGGTGATTGTGACAACACCAGTAGAGAGGTCATAGAGATCACCAGGTATCTGTCGCATGTCCTTATCAGGGCTACAGACAATGTGTCCTGGTTCTTTAGTGGCGTAGATACCAATGGCATCATCAGCCTCTAACTTAGGCATTACTACAACGTGGTAATCTTCCTTGAGTTTGTTGATGACTCTTTTGTAACCGCACGGTTTCTTTCGGTTTCTATGTCCTTTATACTCTGGATCAATAGATTTACGAAAGTTGATGCTATCACTAAAGAACAAAATAGAATCATCGAAACATCCAAGGTCGGTTGATATATTGTACAATTCCCGTTCGACATATTCGTAGGCTTCATTGAAACTGGAAGTGACGAGAATAACATCTTCTCCGAAGTCAATTTCTGTTTCAACTGCAGCACAACATTTGTAAACGATAAAGTCAGCGTCGATCAGTAGACTCACTTACCTTGACCCCGCCGTTGCTTACGGCCATGATTAGGTAGTGAACGCTTACCATTACCCTGTTTTGTATGTTTATATTTAGCACGTGAGATGAACTCAACACGTCCCAGTGCAGTCTTTGATTTAACAGCCATGATTAGTGAACATCTGCCCAGGTGGATCCGATCTTCCCCTCGGCAGCAATGGGGACTCGGAGGTTGTAATATTCGCCAGCCATAACAGCTGACAGCTCTAGCTTAAACTTAAGGTCTTCTGCTAGCTCAGGTGTGGTCTCCCACTGAAGCTCGTCGTGAATGAACGCTAACTGATGCCCAGGAGCGTCTGCAGCAAGCACCATCCACCGCTTAGCTATAACACCAGCAGAGGACTGCAATAGGTAGTTGAGCGCCTTGTGGGGGCTATCTACAGCTATCTTACGGCCATCTATGGATTTGATAAAGCCTCGCTCACCAGCTTGACGAACAGCGGTAAGAAGACTATCCAAGCCGTCAATGGCAGCAACATAAGCGGCTCGTATCTCAGCGCCTTTTTCTTTTGCCTTGTTCGGGGAAAGGCTTGGGTCATAACTGAATCCGATTTTCTGATCACCCGCTCCATAAAGAAATGCATACGTTACTGTTTTAACTAAGCGTCTACTGATACCAATCTTGTCTGCGTTCTCCTGATGAATGTCACCGTTGAGAAGAACATCTCCGTACCTGCCTCCATCATATCTAGCCAGATAATGGGCAAGCATTCGCAGTTCAATCCCTGAGAGGTCAGCACCAACCATGACATAGCCAGGGCTAGCGATGAATAGCTTTCTAAAGTTAAGATCACTGGGTACTTGAGCAAGGTTCGGGTTACGATGAGCACACCTATGTGTGTTCGTAGCTACTGAACAATGGTGGTGGATACGGTTATCTTTGACAAGCTTTAGCCAGGCATTCTTTCCCTCAGACAACATGCCAAGTTGTTTAGTAAGTTCAAGGCATCTGAAGAACTGCAGAGCTTCCTCTGTGCCGATATCTTTGAGTACAGTCTCATCAATGGCAGTCTTGCCACTTGCTGTCTCTTTATCAGGTACCCAACCGTGATGGTTCTTCATGATCCACGCAATGTGATCACGACTGGTGGGGCTGAACTCCTTGAGTTTGGTTACGGTAGCACCACCTACATATCCTGTGGTGCGGTTAGATCTCTTCGGAGTAAATTCGCGGTCTTTAACGTAAGGGTACCGCTTGCGTAGTAATTGATTAAGGCCGTCAAGTTCTGAGTAGAGAGTTTGTGCAAGTTCCCGTGCAGCATTCTCGTCAAAGTACCATCCATGTAATTCTTGGGTGGTAAGGATGGAGGCGACATCATGTTCTAATTTGATGAAATCAGGTATGGGTGGAAGTGTTGCCATAGTTTACGTGTTACTTGTACATCCTGCAGGCAATAATCTTGCATCTCTTGTGACCAGTTCTTCCAATCAGCCTCCTTACCAAACTCACCCTTGTACTCACCCAGCCTATGTCCATACGCTTCTAGTGAGTGGCGACCATGTAGATTCAATGGCATACCTTTCCACTTACGCTTCTGATCTGTCTTCAGAATATCAGCATGATAAATACGAGATAACACCAAAGTATCCACAATTGTAGCAGTTGGGGTGAACCAATGAAAAAGCTTACGAATGACAGGAAGATCGTAGCCAATAATGTTATGGCCCACAAGACAACAGGCATCCTCAAGTAGTTGAACGCCTTTTGTAATAGGCTGCTCGTTACCTTCATCATTGTAAACAAGAGTTTGCTTGGTGTCAATATCGTAGATGCCAATGCAATGGATCTTGGTGCAATCATCGTATAGTCCGTCTGTTTCAATGTCGAAGACTAGATTCACTTACCCGTCCACTTATAGGTCTTATCAACGAACTGTGCTCGCTTGATTGCCTCAGGTGTGGGTGGGTTAGGCGGAATTGCCATCAAAACTTCTCCGTTACTCTGACGATACAATGCTGCACCGACAATGGTATCAAAAGTCGGTTGTTGGGTCGAAGTCATTAGCTTCAGTCTCTGTAAATTTACAAGTATCTAGATCGTACACTAGTTGGCAGGCTACTCCCACTTCCCCACTATAACGGTTTTTGAGGACTCGCACAGTCGTAGAAGAGCCTCCTCTATTCGCTTGCTGGTTCCGTTCAAGCGCAATAACTCCATCTGACAGTTGAGCAATAGCTGCCGAGCCTCTGAGTTGTCCAAGGGTGACTCTTGCACCTTCTTCGTGGTTGGTGTCATTAGATGTTCTTCGTAGGTGGGATACAAGAAATAGTGCAATTCCCGTTCTCTCTACAAGAGAGCGGAGTTTAGTCATGGTTGTATCAATCATCCTCCGTTCATCACCATCCAATCCAGATAACAGGATGGACAAGTGATCCAGGAAGACAACCTTGGTATCTAAACCACAGGCTAGATACTCAATGCGATTGTAGATAACATCGGGGTCGAAGCTACCGAACCCATCAAATAGAAATAAGTTCCAATTAGCAAGAGTGTTTTGATAAGCATCGGTGAGAGTAGATCTGTCATGGTTACCAAGATGAAGTGCTTTGCCGACAGCAGCCGACATTAAACCGAGAGCAGTGCGCCTGTTTGATTCTTCAAGAGCAAGGTAGCCGACCCGTTCTCCGCTTTGTAGAAGTGAAGTTGCAAGCTCCCTGCAGAAAGAGGACTTTCCGATACCAGATCCTGCAGTGATCGTGACAAGTTCTCCATATCGTATTCCATGTAAAAGGTGCTGTAAGCCGTCGAAGGGGTAGTCATGATCACAAGGTGGGTTAGGTGTTGTTACTAAGTCAAGAAGAGATTTACCATCAACTATGCCATCTGGACGGTAAGGTTTCGCATCCCAAATCGCTCGACGAATTGCTTCAGTGTCATTGACTTGAAGTGCATCTGACGCATCCTTGTAGCCCTCAAGTCTTGCGATCTTTGTCTTGCCAGGTGGTAGGACGCTTGCTGCCTCCTCCGTTGCCTTACGGCCTGCCTCGTCATTGTCGAAGAACAAGACAATCTCCTCATAACCCTGGAGCCATGGGAGAGCCCGTTGAATCGATTTCCTGGCCGCTGCGGCACCGCTAGGTAAAGATACCATCGGCCACCCCGGCATAGCCTCACAACACGAAGCTGCATCGAGTTCCCCTTCAGTGATGACAACTCGTTTTCCAGAGCTGGGAAACAAATGTTGTCCAAAGAGGGTTCCTGGTACATCTCCTTCATACTTAAATTCCTTGCTTTTTGTTTTTACTTTGCAACCTGAAAGTATTCCAGCATCGCTGTAATAATAGAAGCGTAGGACATCTCCATCTCTGTAGATTCGGTATTGTTGACATACCTTTTCTGAGATGTTTCGTTTTTGCAGCCGTTCGGCTGAACCTCGAAGTTGGACATTGGTGGACATTTTATGAGTGTGAACATCACCTTCCGATTTGGAATAGGTGTTACATGAGAAACAAAAGATGTGGCCATCTGTATACAAACTAGCTGCATCAGATGAGCCACAATTATCACACGGTAAGTGCCTGACGAACTCGCTGTTCGACTCGGTTACATTCATCTACTTGTTTAGCGTGGTAATCGCGCCATTCATAAAGGGCAATCATGAAGCCTTCAACAATAGCATCACCATAGGAGTGGTCACTATGATCGATGTCAGCCATGATATCAGCGAACATGTCTGCATAGTACTCAGCAGTGCCGTAGGTCAAGTTAGCCATGAGATAGGAATCGAGTGGAATGAACAGTACTTAAAGCCGTGCTTCTCACACCATTTGGCGTAAGTAGTCTTAGATCCCTTGTAGATCTTATTGTGGGGTGATTGAAATACGAATCGAATGTCAAGGTCAGGATGAGCAGCCTTGACAGCCTTCATCTTACGACGATCCTCCTCCGTTAGCTGACCTTTAGTCTCTAGGTAAATACCGTTGGGCAGAAGGAAATCTGGCGTGTAATTACATTGCAGGACGTAGGGTACTTTAGTTGATTCGTATTCGTACTTAACCCCAAGGTTGGTGAGAAGATCAGCGACCTTCTCTTCAAGCCCTGAGCGAAATGCCATCAGAAGTCATCATCCTCTACAACGGTGTCATCAACAACACCGGCTTCAATTGATGATGCCTTGAAACCTGATGTCTGACCGAACAACGCAGCGACTTCAGTATCACCAAGGTCACTACGATCGACACCAGCAGCACCGTTAAGTTCAACGACCTGCACACCTACAAGCTTCAAGCTAGTTCCATAGGTGACACCATCCTTGAGGATGTACGGCTTTTGTTTGAATGCAAGCTTTACCTT